TACAGTTTCATATCAAGGCTCCAGTATTTGTTGCAAGACAGTTGGTCAAGCATCAGATCGGTTTGACTTGGAATGAAATCAGCAGAAGGTATGTAGACTTTCCACCAGAGTTCTACGATGTGGATGTTTGGAGAGGTCGCCCAGTTGATAAGAAACAAGGTTCCAGCGATAATACTGTAGAATGGGTAAATCGTGATAGAAGAACCGATACTCTTAAATCTGAGGTAGAGAACATTGCACTAAAGAACTACAATACGATGATTGAGGCTGGAGTTGCTCCAGAACAAGCACGTATGATACTTCCTCAAAGTATGATGACAGAGTGGTACTGGTCTGGTACACTTTATGCATTTGCAAGGGTATGTAATCTTAGATGTACTGAAGATGCTCAAAAAGAGTCTAAAGAAGTCGCAGATAAGATTGCATTACATTGTGAAACTTTATTTCCCTGTAGTTGGAGAGCCTTATGGAACCCAAGTACACATTAAAGGTTGATGCAGGAACTTATGCATCAGATTCACTTATCCACTTGATGTGGGTAGTGTTTAGTCATAGATTACATCACTTTGTAAAAGGTGAAGGTTTTCGTGACTAATAAATATGGATGAGAACCAGAAGAGCCAATAAGGGGATGAACCTGGGCTCGGGGGAGTCTCCACTGGTTCTTCATTCATACGTTAATACTAATAATACGATAATACGAAAGGAAAAATATGTCGTTTTCAGCACTCAAAAAACAGTCCAACCTAAACACTCTTCTGGATGAATTCCAGAAACAGAGTTCACCCGAAACCAAATCATTTGACGATGACCGATTCTGGAAACCAGAAATGGACAAGTCGGGTAATGGTTTTGCGGTTATCCGATTTCTTCCGGCTCCAGAAGGAGAAGAGATTCCTTGGATAAGGATGTTCTCTCATTCGTTTCAGGGACCAGGCGGATGGTACATTGAGAATAGTCTCACAACCATCAACAAGAATGATCCAGTTGGTGAG